ACCGAATTGAGATTGGTGTTCGTCGTTGCCAGACCATCGGTCAGGTTCGAGACGTTGCCGCTGATCACCGTCAGCAGGGCATCGACCTCCGCCTTGGTATAGCCGTCAGCGCCGATCATCTCCCAGGCGCTGTCGATCCATCTGTAATGGACGTAGATGCCAGATTCGTTTTCGACGTAGTAGTCGGTGTACTCGTTCCCGGTCTGCGGGAGCGTGTCGACCGTCTCAGCCAGAGAGCCGGCTACCATATGCCATTCATCGTCGAAATACTTGTAATATAAACATCCGGAGGACGTCGTGAGGATATAGTCCACGGCCTCATCGCCGACCTGCGGCAGTGCATCAACGACCAGTGTGGAGGAGCTTCCGAACACGTCCCATTTGGGCTCATCGTTCTCATCGACGATCCACCAATACTTGTCATATCCAGTCCCGGACTCCTTTGGCACAAGGTAGAACGTCATGGGCTGACCGGATGCAGGCAGTTCGTCTACAACAGTGATCGTAAAGGCCCTGTAATCCACAAGGCGTGCCCGGACATAAGCCTTGCTGAGATCATAGACACCAATCAGCGCCCTCTGCAGGGTTGTGTACTGGACGTCTACGTCATCGGATGTGATGTGCAGGGCATCCTGTATCGACATGGACAGAGGGGTGTAGTAGTTGTCCTTAAAGTCATCCACCTGCCCTTTGGCGTACTGGTAAACATCTACCCTTCTCCCCATGGTGTCATAAACCGAGGGCTGCATAGCAGAATCCGCTTTGTCCAGGGAAGCCTGCACCGCTGCCGCCAGCTGTGCTTTTGTGATGGCCCCGCTGGCCAGGCCCGCTGCCAGGTCAGATGCTACCGACCCGATAGCTGTGTTAAGGTCCGCCACCGCCTGATAGACGACCTTGTTCTGGATGGCGTTCGTGGAGTCGGCATTGAGGGCCGTGTCTACTGTCATTGATCCGTATTCAAGGCCCGGGGTCCACTGCTCATTTACAGTATCCCAAAAATACCAGTAGCCCGGGGTCAGGTCCTGGGTCTGCGTGCCGATATAGACATACAGCTTGTCATGATCCGACATATCTGCAGCTGTTTCCGCAGGCTCCGGGGCCCCGCTCACCATGCCGTCTACCTTGGAGGCCATGGCCGCCACTGTGTAGAGCAGGGAAGCGATCTTCTCAGCGTTTGTCGCCGCAGTCTCCGGGTCGTCATAATCGTCAGACCCGTCAAAATGGATATGGTCCAGGACAGCAAAGGAATCATTGAGCGTGTGCCACTCTTTGTCGATGACTTCCCCTGTGTGGTCCAGGAGGATCGCGCAGACGGAATAGCTGATCTGACCGACCTTCTGGGTGTGCTCCAGTTTGAGCGTCCAGTCAAAGGTCGTTGTATAGCCGATCACGACGTCGTTGCCCTCGTCGTCCTTGGTCGTGTTGGTCTCCACCGCGAAGTTCTCCGGGGTGATCTCCACAGGGATCCCACCCGGCAGGATCGCTTTGATCAGGATGGAAGCCCCGACGAAGGAGAGACCGTCTGCATCTTCCAAACTGAAATGTATGGTCGTCACGTTCTGGTCCTTCCAGAGGACGACCATATGCTCAGACGTGACCCGTCTTGTTACCGGGTCGATGTAAAAGTTATACTGCAAAACTCCCCTCCTTATGTGGTGAATTTAAGCCTTGCCTCAACGTCTATACCGACGACGTCGTTATTCAGGGCACCTGACAGGGCGGTCTTGTGGCTCCATACGATGTTGACGCCATAATTCGCTTTGTATGCTGTCACCTCTTCCGGATCCACGTCTTTCCGGGCCGCTGCCGTCCCCCAAAGGTATTTGTTCCCCTGCCGCACTCTTGCGTACATGCCGACGACCTGCACCTTTTTAATGGCAGGTGCCAGCGGCTTTGTGAGCGGCAGGTTGAACATGATATCTTTGCCGGAATTCGTGATCGTTCCGGTCACCCATGCCGTACCGTCCACCCTTGTTCCGGGCTGTACGAAATGGCTGTTGATAAGCGCTGTCAGGCTCGCATTCTGGGACGACAGACTTTCTATCACGGTCTTGAAATAGCTCAGCGGATAGAGCGTATCCACCAGGGCCGTGACGGATGTGATCGTCAGCCCTTCCTGCCTTACCCTGTAGACCGGCACATAGACCTCAGTCGCCCCATCCCTGAGGGTCCCGGAGCTGGCCGGCAGGTCCGTCGCACTTGATGCAGTGTAGACGAACTGTTCTGCCACCCTGACGTTGTCCTGGTCGGAATAGAGCCTGTAGCCGATGACATAATATGCTGTGATCCCGGCAGCCCCTACGGGGATGTCGAAATCATCATAGGATCCTGCTGTGATGATGATGGCGCGTCCTTCTGATGTGACCATCACTCCATCCCCAATCCTTACGACATTCGCGTCCGGGATACTGGAGGCCATACGGCTCCCCACCTGCAGGATCCCTCCACCGGACAGGCCGCAGTAGAGATCTGCGTCGAACTGGGCATATACATCCATATACCCTTCCGCGGTAAATAATGTTGCCATTTATGTGCCTCCTTTAAGCCTGTATGTGGTCTTATACACGCCACCCTTTACAGACAGAACTTTTCTTTCGATCGGCACCGTCACCGATGTCTTGTTGACATATCCAGAGATCAGGTCCCCGACCTCGTTTTCTACATTCACCGAATCCACCTGCAGTGACTGGCCTGACATAAGCTCTTTCAGGCGCTTTTTCCCGTAGGACGTCAGCGATGATACGGAATCCGCGGAGGAATAGTCGTAGTAGGCAGTCCTCTCCTTGAAGCCCGTATAATACTTGGTCGTGCTGATCCTGCCTTTGTTGTCGGCGTACAGGTCGACCCGGAGCCGGTTCTGCAGCTGACCGGAACCCATGCAGACCAGGTGGTTGATGCCCATCTGGTTGTCCGTGTATGTCAGCGGGACGGGGCTGTCTTCTGACAGGGTCCCGATCAGCGTCTGTTTCGGTGCCGCCTCGGCCGTGACCCTGACCGCCTCGCCTGCTGCCGTCTTGTCCGCATGTATATACAGCCTCGCGCCGTATTCATCCAGCATGGTCATCAGCCCGTCCAGCGTAGTGCAGTAGAGCGGGAATGTGTAATTTGTTATCGTGATCCCGGATTCCTCATCCGGAACATAAAAAAAGCCGCCAAGAAGGTCCTGGAGTAGGCTCTTAATGACGGCATTTGCATCCCCTGAAACGACCTTATAGTCATTGCCGGGATCCGGAATTATGATCGATTGGGAGAGCAGCCCCCTCCATGTATATCCCTTCTTTGTGATCACGTTCGACCCGGTTTTCTCGTAGTGGTATTCAAATAGGCCACCGAATTCGGTCCCAGGTAAATACATGCCACCGCAGGAGGAAGGGAAGACTCCTGAGAACTGCAGCGTGTTCGAGGCCGCACCCGGATAGCCTATTTCAAAATCACCATCATAATCGCAGGGCCCTATCTCATGGAGCTGCTTCGTCAGCATAATCAGGTCGTATCCCATGCAGGTTCGCTCCTCCTCTTATAGATGGTCAGGTCGATCCGGTATGTCCGCGAGTAACTTACTGGGACGATGCCCGGCTTGATCTTCTGCATCAGCAGGCTGTCTGCCTTTCGATAATCAAATACATTCACCATCCGGCCTCCGGTCCCTACGATATAGGCGTGCCGGTCCGCAGCCTGCGTGCTCCTTGTGTCGATGATCATTACTTCCCCGGATGCCACGGGATAGTCCACAGCATACTGGTTGCCGCCGATGTTGACATTGACAGCGGCCGCGGGGCCGTAGGCGATCAGCCTGAAATCGCATTCAGCGTAATGGTCGATCTTCAGGAACGGCGGCGATACGACCTTGCGGTAGCTGTAGGGATATCCATAAGACAGGCCGTAGCCGCCGTAGCCCTTGTCCGTGATCCGCCGCGCTGTTTCCTCGGCCGCATGCACCGTCAGGGACTGCTCCTGGATCCAGAACGGATCAGGGCAGTAGATCGTCAGCTCATTGACCGTATATGTATTCCTTTCAGCCGGATAGGTGTTCGACGCCTTGATGAAGCAGTAAATATAAGAGTTTCCCCATGTAAGGACGCCCGGCTGGCCGGAAAAGAAATCTGCGTCAATGCTCGAATGGAAGCGATTGAGCCACTTCCTCCTGGTGTTCAGTTCCCCATAGATATACAGATCCATTCCGTATTCTACGGACTTCTTAGCCCAGGAGTCGACCCTGTCCCCATATTGACGCCTGGTCACATCGGCCTCCCATGCGAATTCATGG